CCTGCTCAATTCCATCAGTGATTTTTTGCTTCAGATCATTTGACTGCTTATTATATTCAGCATTTGCATTGTCTACAAGCTTCTGAACTTTTGCTTCGTATTCCGCATCATAAGATTTCATTTTCTTATCAACAGAATCATTCACTACTCCAGAAATAGATTCAGCTAGAGACCTGGATACTTCACCAAAACCAATGCTGACAAGCTTCTTGCTCATTGGATTAAACTTATATTTTGTGATTTTCTTGCGAATATCAACATTATATCGTTCATGGAAGATGTTCACTATATCAAACATGTGTACTGGTTGATCTGCCTGGCCTACAACATCAATTTCAAGGCTTTCTTCAATCATGTCGCATAGTGTCTCATGAAAATAGCGTTTCCCATATTCTTCAAGTGTTTTCTGATCAACGACATCCTGATCCTGTACTTCCATATCTGCTTCGTAGATATGCTTGTATTTATTAATCAGCGGACTATCAACGGTCACGGTTAGGATCTGATCCTTCTTCCCTTCCTCGTGAGCTTCAATAACCTTTTTAAAATGGATCCGTGTCCTCAACTCCTTGGTGGACTTCGACTCTTGAAACGACTTCATGTTCTTTTTATAGGCAAACAATGATTCGTTTTCGATCCCACCATGTTCAAGCAATCGGACACTGTATTTATCACGAACAAGATCTCCACCCCACTGTCCAACGATGGAATGCTTGTCTTTTGCTAATGCTTCCATCGCTGAGATATCTTTTAGATTGAGAGTATGCTTTGACGTTACGTCAGAGAAAAATGTAAATGGTGTTTCTCTTTTGAAAGCTGAAACAAGTGCATTCATCACAGTGGCACCATTCACCCGATCAACATTGATTGTATTGATTGAAAAACTATTTAAAAGTGTGGCAATTTGATTTGCGTAGACAGTAATATAACCATGTTGTTTTTCCACTTCAAAAATTGTAAAGTACTGCTCTCCATGCAGATCGTCTGCAACTAGATCAGTTTCAGGCGTGAGTAGCTCCCATTTTGAATCAGACGTAGGGAATTTGAAAGTAAGTTGATAAGTACTGTTGGATTCTTGAGAGATTTCTGGACTAAAAGCCTCGTTAAGAGGAAAATTTCCCTCTTGTAGATAGATCATACCTTATACCTCCAATTCCCTTTGATTTTGATTTTTGAAACTGTTCCCGATACGACAACCCCAGAAGTTCCTGGAACTAATTCAAAGAAACCTCCTCTGGTCCTTAATGTATTTTTTAAATTTCCGTTTTTGTCATAAACATTTTGTTTTTTATGACGGCAATCAATTACAGCTTTTGTATCGATTGTAAGTTCCATGACTTGCTTTCCAATTGTGAGTGTCACATCTCCATTGCCTTCAATAGTGATGATTGGCTCTGAATAAACAGTTCCTGGATTATTTACAGTACCATTACCATTTAAAACAAGCTCTGTTTCATCGTTTGAATACCTGAATGGATGCATCTTAAGCTTAATTTCAAGAGACCAAGCGTGGATTCCGTTTTGTTTAAAGGATGCACTTTGAAAGTCAGCATAGAAAATAGAACCTGGTCGATGACTAAACTCAATCTTATTTTCTTCTGGCTTAAATTGATTGATAATGGTTTCAATTTCACTTGTTTTGACAACATATAAACTGACTGTCTTATCATATCCGTCATAAGCACCATCATATAGGTTGTAGTCCCCGTTTGCTCCATAAATTGTATTGGTTTCAAATCTAGGTGTTGCGCTCTGGTCCTCTCCAAAATCTGTCACATAGCAGTTTGGGATTGTTCCAGTATTAAAACCATTGATAATCATGTTAAACATTAGATTCCCTCCCTTGCCATGATTTTAGAATACCTCTGATAGCTATTTTGAGCTAAGACATCGCCATCTAAGTATGTATCTGATGGCTTTTCAAGGATAGCAGTAAGGATCTTCTCTAAACTTGCTCTCAGAATTGCGATCTCAGCAACGATATTTTCACCACTATAACTGTTTACAGTCTCACTAGTGAATGAGAATTGCTTTCTTGCATGTTCCATTTCTTTCAAGAATTTCGCATCTTCTGGAATTCCGACACCAGTCGCATATCTTGGGAAACCGAGATTTTTCATCAATCGTTTAGTTCTATCAGCTCGCAATACTTTGGATCCACGAGGCAAGTTGAGTACAACATCCCGTCCGTCTGGTATGAATGAGCTTCCGTCTGGTAAGGTTACCATTTCTTTATAGACCGCATTCCGCTGGTCATTTACCATAGCAAGCCCACCTTCGTGAAAGTCGGTACCATCTTTAAAACCGAGGGCTGCTGCTGCTCCCCCAATAACACGCTTAACGACATCAAGATATACTGTCTTACCTTGAACGCTATTAATATTCGCTTGAGCACTCCATACAGGGCCTGCAGTATTGTCTTGTGCATTAATTCCCTTGACAGGAGATGGAGTATTATTCCATGCATTTTGATTGTAGATTGCTTGTTGCGCAGCAGTTACTGCGCCAGTCGAATCTCCAAGTTGTGGCTTAACAGGACTTGGTGTATTATTCCACTCTTGTTGCTTGTTAATTGCTTGTTGTGCTGCGTTAGTCGCATTGCTGGCATCGGCATTCAGATGCTTATCAGGCACTGCGAAATTATTGAACAAGCCAAGTGCACTCATAGCAAGGTTACTACCAAGCGTCACACCGTCAGGAGTTGCGATCAGATCAGTCTTGTGGTCAGTAGGTAGTGTTAAAATACTAGACATCGCACTAGCGATAGCGTTTTTTGTCTTATCTTCTGCGTCTAAACTGACTACGTGAGCCATACCAGTGAGAGAGTCAACCGCTAGTCGTACACGTTCAGCTTTATCACTTGCAGCATCCTTTAAGATCAACTCTTTCTGTTCTGGTGTCAGTGTGTTCCAGCGTTCGATGATAGCGGTCGCACGCTCACCAGACGAAAGAAAGTCTGTATTCTTCATCAAGAGTTCCTTGATTTCTGCTGGCATGGCATTGTATTGCTCAAGCAACGTCTTGCTGTCAAGAACTGCTTTCATACCTTGGTTGTTGCCTACAACAAGTTCTTTCTCTTGTACAGACAAGCTATTCCATTTGCCAGTTTCAACAAGTGCTTCACCGATGGTCATTTTTGCATTTGTTTCCAAATTAGCATGCTTGAGGATGAACTGCATGTTCTCCCAGCCATTTTCAGCTTGAAGAGCTTTAGTCACTTCCTCTTGCGCATTGGTTTTGACTTCTCCAGTCTTAGGATCAAATACCAAGTTGTTCCATGCTAAATTGGCATCCTTGGTTTCAGCAGACATATTTTCCAAACTTTTAGCGACCATACCAGATGATCGACCTACAATCTCAGAGAATTGATCAGCTTTTGCCATCATCTTGTCATAGTCAAGACCAAGATCAGCAAAAGTCTTTCTCAGACCTTCAAAGTAGTATTTACGTTGATTCTCATCACTCAATTTAAGAGCGGATTTCTCGCTCAATCTTTTTTGAAGAGCTGCATACTCACGTCCAAACGCTTCCATTTTAGCCTTGTGTTGAGAGTTTAACTCTTCCATCTTCTGATTGTATTCAGACTGACTATAGATACCTTTAGCATGAGCATCTTTCAAGGTTTCTACTTGCTCCTTATAGAGCTTGTTTTCATCCTTGATCCACTTTTCAACAACACCAACCCCAACAGACAACTGTGTTTCGTTCAGATCATTGATTTGACCATTCATTGCTTTTGTGATGGCGGTTCGTTGATCTGCAGAGTATTTCTGCAATTCCAGTTGTTTGTTGATAAATTGATTCTCGTAATCGTAAATAACTGCTTGCTCTTCACGAGTGATCTTTCGATGTTGATCGGAAGCATTTTGATAAATCTGGATGATTTCATCCGTCATTGTTTGGATGTTTTTCTTTTGTTGCTCCGCTTGCGTGACTGCACGCTTTTGGACTTCTTCAGAAGCTCCAATTTTCTCAAGACCTTTTAAAGTTCTTTCAAGATCTTTGTCAACTGCCTTTTGAAGATCATCGGACAGTCCTTGTACGCTCTTACGTACATTTTCTACTGCTTGCGCTCCTCCTGTTCCAAAACCAACCATGGCTTGATGTGCATCATCTACTTTAGATTTCAATCTTGTAAGTTCTTCTGCTTGCACCTTGTTAACAGATGTTCCCCATGTCCTGGTTCGTTCATCTGCCTCTGCCATGCTTCTGG